GAGGCCCGTCTGAAAGTCCTTACCTGTACCGCGTAGCGCGTACATGGACTTGAGCCGGGTCAGCTCTGCGATCTGTTTGCCGTTGTCTTTTGTAGGTTTCGGGATCTCGGCTGACCGGATCCCTATAATGTCCATCAGCTTGGTGTTTTTCGGCAGGCTCTGCAGTAGTGCCTGCCAGCGCAGTATATGGATGGACTTGTCTGCATATAGGTCGATCCCGTACGCCTGCTGAAAACCGGCGCAGATAAAAGGCCAGTCCTGCTCTATGTCCATATAAACCGGGCCGTCGTACCGTGGCCGGTCGTCTTTTAACAGATCATAGATGGCCTGCAGCAGATCCGGATCCTCCGGGTGCTCGCCGCGGATGAAGATCTCCAGCGCCGTGCTGACCTTTTGGCCATACATCAGCCGGTCGTCTTTTAGCAGATCCGCCACGGCAAAAAATGCGCCGTAGGACAGGTCCAGCTCGTAGGTCTGCCCTTTATAGTCCACCGACGTCGGCAGATCCTCGTACGGTTTCATTTTTTCACCCTTTTGTAGCTCTCCTGGATCCTCTGCTGCGCCTCCTGGATCCGCGGCGTGACGACCTCAGCGATAAAGGGCGCGATATCGCCCAGCATCTCGAGCGGTCTGTTGTCATATATCTGCAGGATCTTGTCGAGCTGATCCTTGCCGAATATAACCCTAAAGAGCGCAAGGATCGCATCACCCATGGCCCGCTCGGCCGCCTCGATGTCCTTTTCCTCTTTTGCTTTTTGCGCCTGCATTTGAGCCTGCGCGATGGCATACTGTGCCTGGTTGTAGTCCTTAAGGATAGCGTCCGCGCTGATATCGACGTCCAGCACTGTTTTGGTGCCGTTGTCGTCAATCTCGAGCTGCTCGACGATCCGGGTCCTTTTAATCTGATACATAGAGCTCCTCCCGTTATAAAGCACGCAAAAAGGGGAGGAGCTCCCGTAGGAGCCCTCCCTTGGTGCACACATGCCTGTTATTATTCCGGTGTAGCCGTAGCTACCACGATGATCGTACCGCTCGCAGCTGCGATCGTGATCTTGCCCGTGCTTGCGTTGTACGCATCGGCCGTGATATCCTCACCGCCCATGGTTACAACTACCTGCGCCATCTCGTAGCCGGTATCCGGTGTCAGGGTGATCGATACAGCAGATCCCGCTGTCACGGATGCAGCCGTATAATCTGTGTCGACGTTGGTCAGTCTCTGCGTTACTACGTAAGATGTAGCTGCGCCGGACCACGCATCGCCTAAGAACGGCGCGCCATTAAAGCGCATCTCTACGCTGATCGCTGATCCGTCGGTCGTACCACCGGATACGTCGCTCAAGTTTGCAAACGTTATGTTTGCGGAGACGATATCCTTGGTGCCATCCTCGTGGTGCCTTGTCAGCCTAAACCGTGTATCGCGCTCGCTCATCAGCTCATACTTTTTACCGAAAATAAAGTCCTGAGCCGCGTCACCGATCACGCGCACGCCTGCCATGGTCATGCTCGGAGCCATACCGGTCACAAAGTTGACCGCATGCCCTGAGCCGCATAAGAAGAAATACTGCTGTATGACTTCGTTCATGGCCTCGGTGATATTATTAAATCCCGCACACAGATCCGCCCAGGTCCTCGTAGGTCCTTTGGGTGTTGTGTCGATCTCAGCCGTGTACTTATACACCGGCACGATCTCGGGCTTGACGTAGTTCTGTACGTCGGTTGCGGATGCTCCCATACGCTTGTCCTCCTTATCTTATTTTCGCCAGTAGAAAACAACGTCGAGCGACGATCCGCAGACCCACTGGCTATTCTGCTCACGTCCTATGATCGACGGCAGAGCCGTGGTCTCGATATCCACCACCTGCACGTCGTCTGTGCTCACGTCGCTGTAATCGAGCCGCCTGGTCAGAGCCTCGTGGATCCTGGTGATATCGTTTAGCAGCTTCTCCTGGTCTGTGTTTTTCCCGTTAAGCACGACCGGCAGCCGGTAGACCATGCCCTTGTCCAGGTGCGTGTCTGACGGCATGCCCGGTCCGGGTGTCATGCAGATCCCGTCCTCCGGCGGATCCGATCCGTATACGATATCCGCATACGGCTGCGTGTCCTCAGCGGCCGCTGCTATACTGTCCATCATGTCACTGTAAAAGCTCATTTTAGCGCCCCCGTGAATTTCTTTTGTGCGATCTCTCGCCACTTGTCGCCGTTTTTGGCTCTCGCTGCGTCGACCCACAGCTTGCCGGTGCCCGGTGTCGTATAGTTGTGCACGCGGTGCGTCCCGTCAGCCCTCACGCCAAACCACTGGTATAGCGCGTAGACTGTATCCCACACCAGATAAAAGATACCCTTATCCTCACCCTTTACGATCTTACCGGACTCTCTTAAGCCTGCTGCGCTCTGGCTGGATCCTCCGGAGTACGGTACGTACTTTTCAGAGTCTGCCAGCATCTGCTCGGATAAAGCGTACATCGCCTTGTCGCTGGCGGTGTTTATTGCGTTAATCCACTTTTGTTTGTTTGTTTTGACGATCACAGCCATAGGCTCACCTCATACCAGACCGAGCTCCCAGTGGTGCGTACGCGTTGCCGGTACGTCCGGGAGGCCATCCACGACCAGTACGGCAAAATCTCCCACCTCGGTGCCGTTTGCATCACTGACCACCGCGCGCATCGTGTCGCCGGCTGCTAAGCTGGCCTGCTGCAGTGCGTACGGATCGACCGCGGGCGTGCTGCGTCTGGCGTCGATAAAGAGGACGCCCTTAAGCTGTACCTCGGTATCGTTTGCCTTTTTCAGCGTGTCGCTGTCATTCTGCAGGTGTACATTGGTGATCGTGTGCTCCTTGTAGGTCTTGTGCTGGTATCGGTCCATCCCTGTGCAGACCTTGAGCGTGACCGTATCATGCAGCATACGGCTCGGGATCGGTGCCAGGCTCATGCCATCCACCCCCTCGTCGCAGGCCACGGCTCAGGCGCGGTGCCTACCGCGGGGTTGATCAGTCCGGTCCGCTCCAGATAGATAAACACACCCGGAGCGATCATGCTTTTGGCGCCTGTCTCGGCCTTGCTGGCGCTGCCGTTATTGACCGAGACCTTGCCGACCGTAAAGCCTCCGCCTGCCTCCTTACCGTAGGAGGCCACGGTGATGCCGTACTCGTAAAGGTAGTCGATCTCGCAGCAGATGGCCAGCTGGACAGCTGCAAAGGTGGCCCCCGGTAGGAGTGCCGCCTCGTCTGCTGTCTTGCCGATCAGGTTAAGGATCAGAGCCTCGGCCCTGTTCTCGTACCTAGGAAAGTCCGTCTCGGAGACCGGCTCACCTATATAGCTCGCGCTGTAATATTCATAGCTCACCAGCCCCATGGTCCGGATCCTCCTTAGTTGATGTTAGCGTATACACCCTTAGCTCTCTGATTAAGAGCAAAGACGCCGTAGTAGTAGCGCTCGTAGTACAGGTACTTGCCCTTGGTGTTGGCACCCGGTGCGCTGATCATGCTGGTGTCATAGACGACCGGAGCAGCGATAGCCATGGTGTCATAAAGGACAAAGTTGATCTGAGACGCAGACGCGTCTACAGCCCAGCCCGTTGTAAAGGTGTACAGCGTCTTGAGCATGTCAGACGGTACCTCCTCGATCCTGACGCCGTCGAGTCTTGCGATGTTACGATCCACGCCCTGGATGCCGTTGTTGGTCTCTACAAAGCGGGTCAGGCCTGCAGCCTCTTTCAGCAGCTTGTAGGTAGCCGGCGTCATCTTGCAGCGCAGTCTGTCGCGGTTGATCCTGTTCTCGGCCATAGCCTCGAGTGCTGCGTCCCACTTTTCGAGGATGTTTGCAGTCGTCAAGACAGTGCTGTCGACCTGAGATGCCGCTGTCGCAAAGCCTGCCAGCTTCTGAGACATGTATGCGTCCATCTCGGGTACTTTCTGAAACTCGTTAAAGGTCTTGGTGACGTTCGCGATCGTTGCGACCTCGTTGGTTTCGATCATATCGAGCGGGTCGATCAGCGTGGACCATTCTCTGTCCATCTCGAGTGCGCAGGGCTGCCAGTTAATGTCAAAGTTGCGAGCGAAAACGCCCGTCAGGTTGTCACGGTCTGCAGCTGTCGCACCGTTTGCGATCGTCATGTAGGGGATGTAAACGGTCTTGCCGCTCAGCGGCTTAAAGCGCTGAGACTCTCCGGCGTTCCACAGGTCGCCATAGTAGGAGAGATACGGGTACGCGTTCGCCAGTTCACGGCCATACTGTGCCGCATAGTTTAAAGGTGCCATAGTGTTGTCCTCCTGGAATTATTTTGTGGTTGGAGCAAAGCCCCATCCGTCCATGAAAGAGGGCCCCGCGTTACCGGTCGGCGCTGCACCCTTGGGCGCGGCTCCAAAGCTCGGCTTGGCAGGCTCCTCCGGTTGCTCCTGGACAAACAGATCCGGCATGCTCTCCTGCAGCTTGCTGATCTGCTCGCTGTAGGGTGCGTGCTTTTCTGCGTGGTCCAGTTTTGACCATACAATGTCCTTGTAGGGCGCCTTGACGCTTGAAAAGTCGTCGGTCTGAAAAGCCTCCAGCTTTTGCGTCTTGCCCAGCAGCTCCAGGTACTCCGGTGACTGCAGCACATCCACAGGCGGCTGATCGTTCTTAGCCTCCTCGAGTGCCTTGTCGATCTGTGCCTGTACATCTGCTGCAAGCACGTAGTCCTTAAGCGTGCGGTTACGTTCTGCCAGGATAATGTCGACCTTATCCTCCGGCACGCCATTGTCGGTCAAAAATTTACGTGTAAAAGCCATATCGTCCTCCTTTTGTAACGATCCTCGGACGGGATCGAATTGCACCCCGTGACGCCGGTGCCCGCGTATTTTTGAGTATTAAAAAAGCACCTGATCGGTGCTCTACTCATCGTCGTCTGTCTCGTCGGCCACGGCCGTGCCGACGGACTCGTCCAGCTTTTTAAGTGCTGTCTGCAGCAGGACCTTGGCGCTGGATCTCAGTGCGTCCTCCACTGCCTTGTCCTCGGATCTGATCGCCGTCTCCGCGATATCTGCCGCCTGATGGATCAGGTGCCTGATCTCGTCGGCGCTCTTTTCGCGCTCGTCCGGCTGCATCTGCTCGCCGTTGATGATGATCTCGCTCATTTTTTAGCCCTCCCTCTGGTCGTGGTCTTTTTGGCCGGTGCCTTTTTCGGCGCCGTCTTTTTGATCGGTGCCGGCTCCGGCTCTGCGGGTGTCTCTGTCTTTACCGGCTCAGGATCCGCCGGTGCAGCTGTAGGTCTCTCCGGCAGGATCACGCCGCAGTCCCTGCAGACAAAGCCGACCGTGGTGCCGTAGTAGTTGCTATGCTTGCATGCCATCGTTTTTGTCCTCCTTTTACTCTGCGCGCTCGCGCATGTGTTCTCTGTATCCATAGTCGGATCCCTCCGCGGATCCGATCTGCTCCCTGTCGTACCGTCTCACGCGTCCGGTCTCTTTTGTGTACGCCCGGATCTTGGCCTGCTCCTGCGCGACATTTTGCTTGGCTGCTCTTATAGCCTCCTCGTCTCCGGTCGCCTCTGCCACGGCCAGATCACGCTTAGCCTCTCGCACCTGCCGCTCGTACTGGCGCTGCTTTTGGCTTTCCTCGTACTCTTTTTTATTCTCCTCGGGTGTCTCCTCGATCCTGTCCTGCGGATAGCTGTATCCGGAGATCATCGGGATCGGGTGGTGCCCGCAGTTTATGCCAAAGAGCCCCGCAGGCTCTCCGTAGCTGCTGTCGTTTATGTTGTCATAGTGGTGCTTTACGCCCGCGCCGTCCTCAAACTGACCCGGACCCTCTGACCAGCTGAAAAACTTACCCTGATAGGGATAGCACAGCGGTCTCGCACCCGGATGGCTCGATACCTGGAAAATATCGCCGCCTCCGTACTCCATCTGCCTGTTCTGCACGGCCTTGATCGCCGCGTTATGG